AATCACAGCTACGCCTTTCCGTGGTAGCGGTAGCGTATTCGATCCGGAAGATGAAGCCGTTCCTGGTGATAACGGTAAAGCGGCGCGCCTGAATAAAGACTTCTTCGCGAACGCGAAAGCACAGAGCTGGTGGCATCTTCGCAAGCTGTTTCGTAATACCTTCCGCGCGCTGAACGGGATGGACTACAACCCCGACGAAATCATTTCGATAAGCAGCGAGATAGAAAATATTGACCGCCTGCTGATGGAGCTTTCACAGCCTACGTGGTCGAAAAACGCCGTCGGTAAAATCCTCGTGGATAAACAGCCGGAAGGCACAAAATCGCCGAATCTCGCAGACGCCGTGATGATTAACTACGCGCCGATGGATTCCTCTCTTGATAATTGGGCCAAACTGGCCGGAGCGTGACATGTCCCGTAAGAAACGCCAGAACGGCGCACAAAAGCCCGTTGCGACAGCTGACGGGTACAACAATTTCACGGCCAAACTTGGCAGCGACACGAGAAACATCCAGACGGGCGGAATGTACATGCCCGGCTACATCAGCCGTAACAGGGTGATGCTGGAGTTTGCGTATCGTTCATCGTTCCTCGTTGGTGCCGGTGTGGACGCGATGGCCGATGATATGACCCGCAAGGGGATTAACATCAGCTCAAAGCTGAAACCCGGACAAAAGGGCAAGCTCGAAACCTTCTGGGATGAGCTGGCTATATGGGATGGGCTTAACGATAACCTCAAATGGTCACGATTGTATGGTGGCGCGGTGCTGGTGGTCCTGCTTGAAGGGCAGGATATGTCCTCCCCTCTGAAGCTGGATCGCATCAAAGAGGGGCAGTTTAAGGGCGTGATGAGCCTTGACCGCTGGATGGTTAACCCGAGTTATTACGATCTCGTTACCGATTACGGTCCCGATTTTGGGAAACCGAAATATTACAAGGTAATCACGAACCAGCAGGGGATTCCCCCCTGGAAGATCCACCACAGCCGCGTTATCCGTATGGAGGGCGATACGCTACCTTTCCAGCAGGCCCAGACGGAAAACGGCTGGGGGATGTCTGTTGTTGAGCGTATTTTCGAGCGCATCGAGGCGTTTGATACTGCGACGGTCGGCACCACACAGCTGATCCACAAAGCACATCTGCGGACCTACAGCATTGAAGACCTGCGCAAGATTCTTGCTGCCGGAGGCGACCTTGAAAAGGCGCTGATGAAGCACCTGGACATGATACGTCAGTTCCAGACCATCGAAGGCATGACCATCATGGATGGTAAGGATAAGTTCGAAACCCACAGCTATACGTTTGCGGGTATCGCTGATGTCCTTCTGCGCTTTGCTGAGCAGGTTTCCGGCGCGACGGGAATTCCTCTCGTCCGTNTGTTCGGGCAGTCCCCTGCAGGTTTCAACACNGGCGACGGCGATCTGGAAAACTACTACAGCCGGGTTAACTCGCTGCAGGAGAGACGCTTACGCCGCCATATCCGCTGGCTGCTCGATATCTCCTGGCGTTCTCTGTTCGGTGAACCACTACCTGACGATTTTACTTTCGAGTTTAACAANCTCTGGGAGATGTCAGACGTGGACCGNGCAACGATGGCGAACAANGTGGTTACTGCACTCGGTACCGCCGTTCGTGACCTCGGAATGCCTCCGGCAGCCGCGCTTAACGACCTCAGGAACATTTCTGATGTGATTGGGATCGGTGGTTCTATCACTGACGAGGACATAGAAGATGCAAAGGCCCAGTGGGAGGAGGATGAACCTGAAACCATCCCTCCGCCGCCGTTCGGAGATCCAGTATCGAAAAAGCCTGTTGGCGATAGCAAACCAGATAGGGCAGATCGTCGATGGTACCTACGATGGTTCACGGGCCAGCGCTGACAGCATTTCGAAAACGCTGGTGGACTATTCCGAGGTAATCAGCGACTGGGCAGAGCAGGTCGGGCGAAGGATGTTTGCCCAGGTCGAGCAGGAGGAATGGAATCAGTGGAAATCGGTATCAGAGGAAATCGGCGCTGGCCTGCGCGATGTGGTGGGTAATACCCCCGTCGGGCAGGTGGCGCAGGATATCGTATCTCGCCAGATTCAGCTGATGAAATCCCTGCCGCTGGAAGTTGCCGATCGCGTGATGGACATACAACAGCGCGCAATGCAGGCGGTTATCACTGGCGAACGTCCGGATGAGCTCTACGAGATGATTATGGCCTCCGGTGATGTGGCCGCCAGCAGGGCGCAGCTGATTGCCCGTACAGAGATTGGACGAGCTACCGGCGCGCTGACGCAAGCCAGAGCCCTTTCGGTTGGCTCAGAGGGTTACTGGTGGCGTATCGAGGGGGCCGGAACGCGCGATTCACACCGCAAGATGAAAGATAAATTTATACGCTGGGATAACCCGCCGACGCTGGACGGTATAACCGGACACGCTGGATGTTTGCCGAACTGCAAATGCTGGCCGGAAGTGCACGTGCCGCCTCCGAGGAAATAAGTTACATTGACTGAAATATTCTCAACGAGGCGATTGTTATGGACTTCTATATTTATTTCCCTGATGAGGGCAACCCACAAAAGCTCATGGTAATGGCAGGGAGCACTGAACATACCCAGCCTATTTATAAAGGCCAGAAGGCCGGAACATACGAGCAATATCCAATTCGAACATATGTGTGGTTGGAGGAGGGTGGGAATAAAAATGTATTTCTGATTGCTTATGCAACTGAACCTTCACGGGACGAGATAGAACAGGCGATCTTAAAGCTCAAATTGCCGCCCACCACAAATTATCTAGATGATAACGAAGAATAACTGAGTTCATTCAAACCGAGGCCGCCACTGTGCGGCCTTTTTTATTGCCCGCAATCCCGCAGGTAAACCATGAAATATTTCTTCACTACACGCCTAGGCGAAACGCGCTATCTGCAGGCGGACGGTTCGCTTCTGTGTAAAGACGTGCCGATCGCACGTACGGGGACGCAGGTTTATTTACCTGAAGAAATCGACCTCGAACCGGACGGCACCGGCACGGTGACCGTCTGGCGAACTGAAGACGAGGTGTTTTCCCCGGAGACGATGGCGAGCTTTGAGGGCGTTGCCGTCACGCTGGGGCATCCAGAGGACAGTCAGGGCAACATCGTTTTCGTCAACCCTTCTAACTTCGCAGAGCTGGCGCACGGACATATTCAGAACGTCCGGCGCGGCTCCGGTGATAAATCGGATCTGCTCATTGCTGATGTGCTGATTAAACGCCAGGAAGCAATCGACGCGGTGAATTCTGGCCTAACCGATGTCAGCTGCGGCTATGACGCGCAGTACAAGCAGCTGGCACCCGGTAAGGGCAAGCAATACCAAATCACAGGTAACCACCTCGCAGTCGGCATTGACCGGGGGCGTGCTGGTGGCCGGTGTGCAATCGGGGATTCCATCCCATCAACAACAAAGGAGAAGCCTGTAATGTCATGGCTTAAAAAACTGGCTCAGGCCATTAAGACGAAAGATGAGGATGCGCTGGCAAAACTCATCGATGAAGCGCCGGATATGCCGTCTGATGGCATGGCTTCAATCCCCGGTGTGACTATCAACATGAATGCTCCAGCGCAGTCTACCGCGCTTCCGGAGGCGAATCGCTCCACCACGGACGAAGACGATCCGAATAAAGAAAAAACAGGTGATGAAGAAATTCCAGCCTGGGCGAAAACGCTGCTGGTTCGTCTGGAAAAGCTGGAGGGTAAAACCACCGACGGCGATCCGGACCCGGCCAACATGACCACCGACGAAGACGAAGAAGAAAACCGCAAAGTGACGGGTGATGCAGCCTTTAAGCGCAACCTGATCGCCGATGCGGAAATTATCTGCCCTGGCTTCCAGCCTGCTGGCGATAAGAGCCTGAAGCGTCAGGTGCTGAGTCATGCAATGCGCACCGGTGACAGCCTGAAATCGTTCGGGGTGGATGATTTCTACAAAGCGCCTAAGGCTACGGTCGACGCGGTGTTTACTGCCGCTGTGGCGCTGCATAAGGCGAAAAATCAGCTGACCCCGCTGAACAACATTACCCGCACCACGGACAGCGG